GTCTGCTATTTGTATTATAGGTACAGGGAAGTGCGGTTTACGTTCCAGTAATCGGCCCGAGTCGAACGGGTAGAAAGCGTCGTGTTTAGACGGAACCGGTCCAACCGGTTAAGGATGCTCAGGCATCGTGATGCTCAAGGTACATACTGACCAGGGCTGAGGGACACCCAGTAGATGGTCATCTCCCTCACTATGCTGGCGACAGTCACGTCGGCCTTCGTTCTCCACTGAGGTGGAGTCACGCTGATGAGACTAGTATCGCTAGCAGAAGTGACGTTGACAACATACACCAATGAGGTAGTGTTAGTGGAGTTTGCCACATCGCTCAGCCCCCAGGGCACCTTCGCGTCCTTACTGAACACTAGGGTGTAGGCAGCGGAACCGGTTGTTGAGAATCCGATCGCAACCTGTTGAGAACCATCGCGGTATGTCAAATCACCATAATTGCCGTTGGTCGCAATCAGCGAATAGGCTATGATGTACGTGCCTGGCCTCTTGATGACGGACGTCCCTGCACCACCGTCCACTGTGAAAGCGGTGGCCGCTATGTTGCCGGTCGAGCTCATGACAGCGGAAGGTAGGAACACAGAATAGACCGTGTTCACTGCAGGTGTGAACGCCGCGCAGGTCCAGGTTCGTGACAACACTGCTGATGTGGGCGCACTCACCAAAGTGCCTGTGTCAGGTGTGGAGACGCACAGTACGCCTGGAGTCGCCACAATGTCGGGCGTGCCCATGATTGGCTTGGCAAACTCTATGTCATAGCTCACCCACAGCTGACCTAGGGCACTGCCTGCAGTGCCGGGCAACCCAGACGTACACACCTGCAAGAGACCAAAGTCGTTAAACCTGGCGTCCTGAACCTTGGCGGGGTCTTCATTCTCGGTGTCTCGCACGTACAGCCATTCACCACGGCCCAGCGATGGACTGCATTCTATGGCATGCAAGATGTTCCGCGACGGCTTCGTCACCACCGCGAACTCCGAGTTTTGGAACTCTATCAAAGAGTCAAACTTCGCGTCCGCCACATTGTAGTTGGTGGCGATCCCCACACTACCAAGAGGTCCAGCGGCCGCGTAGTCGGTGGTGTTTGATTTAAATTCAACCACCATGCCCCGAATACGGTACTGCTGGTACTGCTTGGCGATGCGGGCAAGCCATGGGAACAACGTTGCATTGCTCGGTTGTATGACATAGGCCGTGTTGGTGAACGCAGTAGGAACTGCGGGAACTAAAAGATCCCCTAAGTACTCTCTGTGCTTCACGTTGACCGTGTGGTCCTTCCTAACAAACTGGGGAAGATCGTCGACCGGGCTCCTTTCCAAATCGTGGGTCATGGCCTTGCGAAGGATGCTATTAGCACTGACTTCGTAGTCGCCATATCCGGTTATGGCGGAGATCCCCGTGCCAAGGGCAGTGCCCACAGCCCGGCCCATGGGACCGCCTAGAGCTCCGCCGATGAGGCCTCCGCCAGTGGCGAAGGTCCCCTTGGGTATCTTCCTCATGAGGTTGTCCATCTTGTCGGTCAGCGATTGGACCTTTTTCGTCGTGGTAGCCAGCGGCGTCGCGCGGGCAGCTTTGCTTCGGTTCGTCTTTCTCATAATCTTTGGCATCTTAGGAACATTTTTAGGGTTTCTGACTGCATGTCAGTAGTTGTGTGATTCAAACCAGGCTCTTTCATTGATATCCCAGCGAAATACCAAAACTGGGCACGCGAGAAACAATTTGTATAGCGCCGTTCTCGCCTGGCGCTCTTCTTTTTGTGAGTTCTCAGCGGCGCCGATGATAGAGCTCCTCGAGGTCTTCCTCGTGGCGTCGCTCCTCCTCCCTCGCCATAGCGAGGTTGGCGTGCGTCTCCTCATCGTTGTATGCAGCGTCAGCGCGCTTCCGCGCCTTGGCTGCCTTGTGGCGCCGGTTTCGTTTCTGACTTTTCGTCAGGCTCTCCGTTGTGTACTCACTGCGGGTGAGCGTGTGGGACGTCCCCCGCACGGCGACGTCAGGGGGGGGCCTGCCCCAGTTCGCCTCAGTAATCGCTCGGTATGCGGCGATTTCCTCTGGCTTAATGGGGTTCACGACGAGGTCTCCGGCCCTGCCACTGGGAACAACCCCAGCAGGCAGCTTCCCAGCCACAGATTCAAAGGCCTCGACGGCCTCCTCCTCTACAGCGTCGTACCACCTATCGCCGCCGGCCATGGCATGCGTACGCGGTCCAAGGGTGTCGGGTGGGACGCCTAGCCACAAGTCGTGCATGCTGTTGTAGACTAGCGTACTGAGGGAAGGGATCGGAGACTCCTCACCATCCTGAGCATCCTCCTCCTGGAGAGCGCGATGGAGCGCGTCCGCAGCCACGCCCTCGTAGCCATAGCCACGGTAGGTGGTGAGGTCCAGGGTTGGAGCAATCACGGGAGGCGGGACCTCAGGAGGGTCCGTCTCCGGGCGCTCAACCCGCCTCTTCGGGAGGCGCATTGGGTTGAAAATCTCCATGACCTTAGACATGAAGGCGCCAAGATGGAGTCCTTCGATGAGTGCGTCAAGGGTGGCGGGGGCAACGTAGCCTGCCTCCCTGATGACCTCCACGTCGGGGTCGTCAAGGACTGTATCCCCACCCATCATAGCTCTGAGGGCCCTTGCCTCCTCCTGCAAGGATGCTAGGATGGGAACCAGTGCCTTACGTGCAGAGAAGCCAAAGTTCTTGTGACGCTGTCCCAGGCCTCCTGTCAAGCTCTGCACAGCCCCCCTGTACCCCTCAGCATCATATGGGATGAAGGCTGAGCCCATGCTAAGAAGAGTGCCGTACAGCCGCACGACATCGTACTTGCGCTTAGCAGTCTTGTCCTTCACCCATGGTGCAGAGGAGTACATCATCCTTGGCAGCTGCCGCGCGAAGTTGGGCAACCCCACGTACACGTACGACTTAGCCGCGAAGGTGGGATCTGCGAACATATCCCTCGTGGCGTCTACGAGGCTTGTAGCACGGGGAGAGCACCACACGTATCGAAGCTCTCTATCTCGATCGGGATCGGACGAGTGCTTGGGCTGGAGGCGCGGCGTCTCCCCGTGGTCCCACCCGTGATCGGGGTGACCAGGAGGAGTGGGCTCGAACACAACCTGTGATTCAAACCATGCGGGGCGTATCCAGTCCTTCCTGCCGCTTGCGTCGAGACAAACGAAGTGGTGAGTTGAGGCAGCTCCTGCAGCTACTTGCTCCCTGAGGCTCTTCTTCGCCTTGGCAGTCAAGTAGGAGAACTTGGCACATCCGTCCAACTGAACTTCAGCAAGGACCTTCTCCCACGACTTGCACATTGCCTTGCGCGCACGGAATTCAAACTCACCAACGAAGTGCGGGCGAAGCTCGACACCGAGGAACATGAGGGACTCTTCCGCCTCGTATAAAGTGGCACCCATGCTATACTTTGGGTGCCTCCAGAGAGGCTGTCCATACACCAAGTCCTGTTCCGCGTCGTCGGTGAATTGCGCCGTCTTCCAGCGCTTGACGTTGAAGCTGCCAGCCCTCGCTCGGATGATCTTCATGAACTCCGTACGTATGGTGAGTCCAGTCTCGTGGGCAACCTCCTTGATGGCGAGATGCACCTGATCTGCTGTGAAGCTGTACGACACGTTGGGGCCACATATGCCACCCCGGCACGTGCGCATTGAGGGGTCGCCCTTCCTGCAGATCCGGCGTATCACCCGCTGACACACGATTTCGGCGATAACGTCATTAAGCTCACTCTGCATTGGGAACCCTGACGCTCCTCCACCCTTCATGACGACCGTTCCTGCACCATGCAGGGCGACGAGCCTATGCTTGCGCAAGGCTCCCCAGAGGTCTGCCATCTTGGGCTCGATCCTCCTCATGTCCTCCTGGATGCAGTCATCAATCTTGTGCCACACATGGGGATCCTGAGTCAGGTCGAAGTTCGACATGTCAAGGCCCATGCAGAGGAGCTGAAAGGCGCCCTCAGCAGGAGGTGCATCGACGTCATCATGCAGCTTGGTAGGATCGTGCATCCACACACTGATTAGCGTGTCATCACCGCAGTGCATGTACGCATACCCGTCTTCAGCTAGCTGGACCTCCATGCACCACGCCATGAATGTCGGAGTGGAGCCTACCATACCCACCTTTTGCGCCGAGTGCAGCTTGCGAGCCATGTCATACCGCTCCGTGGGCGTGAGGCCCACCCTCATGAACACGTCATTTATGGTTGCCTTCGCGTCCGAGTAGGGTTGCGTGACCTGCTGCACCATGCACACAAGGTGGGCAGGGAGCGTTAGGTAGAACCTAGC